TTGCTAAGGATAGTTTTGCTTTATGTTCAGCAGATAGAGTTTTTCCTTTTTTGTAGGAATGATTTCTACCTTTATGTTCAGCAGATAGAGTTTTTCCTTTTTTGTAGGAATGATTTCTACCTTTATGAGATACTGACATTTTTATTTTAGTTTCTACAGAAAATATTTTGCCTTTGTTAGCAGCAGACTTTTTTGCTATAACTTCTGGTCTATTCTGTGCCTTTATATTTGCTTCTGATATTTTCGCCTTATGCTCCGCAGAAGGAGTTATTCCTTTTCTCGATGGTGGTGAATCACCACCAGCAGTTATGTTAAATAACGTTCCTTCGCCTGTCTTTTCTCTACCATATTGTTCAATCCAAACTTCTTCCATAAAGTGTGCGTGTTTCTCATCTACTTCGTTATGAATAATTGGTTGCGGGTTATATCCTTCACTTATTCGTTTTCGAAGTAAGTTACCTATCCTTGTATTTTCTTTTAGGTGCTTCCAAGCTCGTTTATTACAACCTTTACCTACATATATAGGCAGATTTGTTTTTGGGTCTTTCCAAAGATATGTGTAATATTGATTTGTCATAATGTTGCCTCATTTGTGCCGCTTATTAGTAGGGCAGCAAGTGGGCATCACTTGTTTTTGGACTCGATTTCCTATCCCTATAAGTATTTATGCATCGACAAACAGGCGCAAAAAAAGCGACCTAAGTCGCTTTTTGTAGAGGGTTTTTTGTTTACTCTTTAACAAGAAAATCCTCATATTTGGCTCCATTTTCCACTAAATCAGCAAGCCATCCTTCAACTCTTCCCTTGCCAACTTTTGATTTGGTGTAAATGTGACCAGTTGCAGGGTCTTTAAAAGACCTACCCCATAGTTCTCGCGGAAAATTGCTCTTAGTGCCTTTGCTTGCACCTCCACCACTACGTGCAGCACGAGAACCTAACGCCTCAATTCCCTCTGCTTTTGTAAAGCCTTTTGTCTCTAATGACTCAACAAAGAGGGAACAGATTTCTTTCAGTTCTTCCTTGCACAGTAAACCCCAATCACCACTTTGGTGTTTAGCAAGTAGTTCAAGTGGTTGCAGTTCATTTTCGCTAAAAAACGCTAAGGCGTTTCTTGTAATGACTGTTTGACCAAGTTTGAAAAGTGCTGACATAAAGTGCTCCGTTGGTTAGTGAAATTAACAAACGGACTAGTCCGTTTGTTACACAGTAAACAGATAGGACTAGAGTCCTATCTGTTTACAAGCACTTATTTTGCTATCACTTTGATAGCAAGTCAAGCATTAAAAGAATTTCAGCATGATTTATGAGCAAATATGGCTTTCTCAGTATGTAGAAGGCAGGTTTCACTATAAGTTATGCTGAAAATAACTCATTCTCTTGACATGTTCTATAGACGCGGAATTGCAAGAACATACTAATGTACTATCTGCTCTGTAAATGTGAAATTAGGGTCAAAAAAGTGGCACGACAGGCATGAAGAATGCAGGTTTTTCCACCTGTTTTTCAATGGGTACCTTTGCAAATACAGTGAATTACCTTAGTGGTTTTCACAACATCGAAAAAAAATTTAAATGGCTTGACAGATGAAACGGTAGGGTACCCTTTTGATTAGCCCCAGTTTTTAAATTGTGAACTAAACCTATTACCTGAGTTGACCTTTTGATACCCAGGTTTGAAAACTGTCAAGACATTTTTGACTACCGCCAAGCAGATCACCAACCTAAACGCGGTATACCCCAGCCTGTCAATCGATATATCAGATATATTTCGCCTCCAACCTATTGACAGATTTGAATCACTGTGGCCTTATGATGACCTACCACACCACCTGTATCAATGTGTGGCATATCTTGTAGCACTGTGTGGTGAATGGTGATGCACGGTCACCAATGGTGACGTGTGCGTAACCTATTGATATCATTGAGCAATATCAAACGCTTATCTGACCATCACTGACCGTCTGCCCCATAGTTTGTATATGTAGTTATGGGTCGTAACTTAGTTACATCATAGGCTATGGTATTAATAGCATAGAATAAGTTAGTAACTAAGTTACGATGTCAAGCCATACCAGACTGAATAGGCCTGTCTCTATGATGTCAAGAACTGTTACATATTTCACTGTACCTATCGGCATATAGATTAGGTTGTTATTCAACCATACGCCGTATCGTATATCAACCATTTGGTAGAACAGCCTATCGCACACGCTAACTATTTTTGGTATCGGCAAGTCCATACCGATATCCCTAATGGGTCAGAGGCGGCTATTGATACCATAGCATTGATCTACCTAGATAACCTAATCTATTAATCACAATGTCGATGGTTGTTACGAACACTTACAATTGAACTAGATATCGATTTCTTCTGATTATTCAAAATAAGTCAAATAGAGTCAGACTGAAAAGACCTGATATAGACTTGACAGGTCAGCATGAAGGGGATGATTATTCGAAGGTTACTAAAATAGTGCATGAATGGTTGAGAAGGTTTTGAGATGCACTAAAAAAGTGCAGGGGCGCTAGTCAAGTGCAGTCGCCCTCATCGTCATCTTAGTCCCCATACACCGTCCCATTGTCTCCCCTACTGCGTGGAGCCTCCACTCCAATAGGAGCCAAGTTCTTACCCGTCCTATTGCTTGGATCAAAAGAATAGCGTTGCATCTCAAAACCCTCGCTCTCAAACTTCCTTTTCCAACGCCATACCGTTTCCCTTGCACAACCAATCTTACGTGCAGTTTTCGATGAACTCCAACCGCACTCTATTAGCGTAGCAAGCACAAGCTTCTGCCAATCGCTTTTGTATGTAGGCAGCTCTATCTTCTTAACTGCTGTATCAAAACTAACTTTGGTAATGTCTTTTGTCATAATCTTATTTACTTGTATCGTTTGACCTGCTGTATCAAAACTAACTTTGGTAATGTCTTTTGTCATAATCTTATTTACTTGTATCGTTTGACCTGTTTACCCCTTACACGCGAAACCCCATGAAAACTTTTAGTAGGGGTACTATACAAATTATTTTTTTTTTTTTTTTTTATTTTTAGAAAATACGTTTTTTTTAATATTTTTTTTTTTTTTTTTTTTTATTTGGACTTCTACATATACATAGTATAGATTTAAGTGTAAGCTGTAAGCAGTAGTATAAAAGCACTAATAATCGCGTTCCTAGCTACCTAGAATGCCACTTCAACTGCTTACACACACTGCTTACATGAGCTTACATGACTCATAAAAACATACTGAATTTAAGCTTTCCAAGTCCAAATCCAACGTCCAGTGCTGTCAAATACGCCATAACTGCTTTCGTCCTCTACTAACTGCCCTAATGTGGCTGCTCTATTGCCTGGAAATTCTGTGGAATTTTCGTTAAACATGGCATTCTTACGCCATGTCGTGCGTTGGTAGGTGGCAGAAATGCCCGTTTTTATAGTGGAATTACGCTGTTTTACCACTGAATATCCCCTGTCTCTAATGAGCCTTTCTATCTCTTCTGTCATAGTTTCACGTGCAGGAGTAAACCCACCCTTGTTGTATTGCATCACCAACTCGCGTAAAAGCTCAGTTCTGATGTATTCAAAGTTAGGATCTTCAAAAACCGTTTCAACAATACTTGTCCAACTTGCACGTTGTTTATCAATCAACTTATGATATGCCTCATTCCTAATAGGACGCAGATGCTTAATGTCACCGTAATCTGCAATTTTGGCGCTCAACCATTTACCCATTTGTATTGGGTCCATTAGGATGTACTGCCCAGCTGAGACAATCCAATTGTCTGCTTCTTCCCGCGTCATCTTGATGCCTTCCAAGCCCTGCATTGCAGCGATTAGCAAGTCGTAACCATCTCCTGGGGGACTAAAGATGCTGTAGCGTCTATCTTGGTTTTCCCCACTCAGTGTCACACTGCCTTGTGAGCCGTTACCCACGCTAAACAACATCATCGTATTGTCTGCTTCATAAGGGATTTCAAACTTCTGCTCAACCATCAATTTAGGTGCATTAAGAATTGATTTCAGCTTGTCTACATTAACTTTATCGCGTTTTACTTCACTTACATGCACTATTGCCTTGCCCGCGATAACTGCGTTAAATTTGCCCAATAAGTGCTCAATAGAGCCGTTATATAGCACGTTTCCACCAAATAAGTGGCGCAAAAACACGTTTGCAAACAAGTCTTTTAGTGTGGCACCCTTATCGTTAATAAAGATACCAGGAAGAAAGGTGTTTTCAGGATGCTGCCATTTAGCAAGTAATAACTTCTCTAAATGCTCTTTAGTATCCTTGCAAGTACCGCCGCTTAGTGATGTAAAAATCACATCAAAAAACCAGTGATAGTCTTTGCTGCCATCTACGGATGGTTTAGCAAACTCTTTGTTCATAATGTTTAACTCACCGTTATGAACACCTGCTGGCGCTCTATATGATTGAATTACATTATTAAATGAACGGCCTTGATCCATAAGCAACTTACTAAACTCATCTAATGCACTGTAGTTAGATTCACCCTTGCGGCCTGGGATGAACAGGGATAATTGAAAATGCTTTGCTTTGACAACTTCTTTTCCAATACTGTCCCAAATGCGATTACCAAACTCATCAACCTCGTCCCGCTGGAAATACCACATCAACTTATTACCCTTCTTGATTTGGTGGTAATTGTGTTTGTTAATAATCTCTTGCAGAGTTAATTTGGAGGTAGCAACTTGATCATTAATTGCATTCCTACGCTCTTGCTCTTCTGCCTCAGTCTCAATCTCGCGTATACGCTGTATCTCTTCCTTTGCAATACGCTCTGCATCCTTTTCCTGCTCCTTAGCAATGCGATCTTGCACTTTGGCTAACCTTGCTTGCTCCTTCTCTTTAGCCTGCTGCAAACGCTCTTCATCCTTTGCCTGCTTTACTTTAAGCAGCTCAAGTCTCTCTTGCTCCTTTGCTTGCTTAACCTTTAACACCTCTATGTGCTCAAGTATTTTGATGTAGTTAACATCAAGGGCATAACCCTCAATATGTTTAACATACAACTTAGCCAGCTTGTTCATATAAGTCAAACTACTCTTCTCTTTAGGAAGCAGCAACTTCCACTCTTTAATTTTTACCGTAGATTCTGTGTTCATAATAGTTCCAATGCTCCCAACCCTGTTATTAGTTCTGAATACTTTTCATCTGCCATAACATAACTTTGCCATTTGCCATCTACCTTAGTAGTAAGCACACCAAACTCTTTGAACTCTGCTGTGGACTCATAAGGTATTTGTGCTTTAAGTTGGATGTAGTTTGTTGGAAGATATCTAGCGCATGGATGTTCTTGTGGTTCGATTGCAGCAAACTCAAAACGCTTTGCTGCTGAATTCCATTTAACACCTAGCAACTTAGCCTGTTCCTTTTCAGGTGCTGGCACCCAAGCTTCGTGCTTTGGCATTGTTGCTGCATCTTTTGCATTCTTCAATCTACTTAGTGCTTCGTCTAATCGTGTATTACTCATTTCCTACTCTCCTTTAGTTGTTTTAATACTTCCTCTAATTTACTCTCTTGCTTGTATGCTGGCTTTAAGCAATCATCGCCTAACTCGGATTTGATTGTATATATTACAGTGCCCATAGTGCAATGATTACCTGAACCCCGTGTTGAGTTCCATACTTTGGTTGCCTCTGCTAAGTCTTTCTCATTAGTTGCATACATAAAGTCTGCTAAACTAAATCCACCAGCACGTAACCCAAACCCAATACGCATCCATGCATCGCGAGTTGCAAAGGGTGAAATTGATCGTAGACAATCAATGATCTTCTTTCTATCTGCATCTGTTATGTCTTTGTACTCTTCGTTATACATAGACTCTTTTACAGATGGTGTTGATGTTTTACCTACCTCAATAAATGCACTCACAACTTCGTCATTGACTGTTCTATCAGTTTTGAATTTGTATTGAGCATTTGGAGTACCGTAAAACAGCCGTGTGGGGTCCAGACACTGCGTATCAGCAGCCGTATACCAGTTAAGTAGCCCTAGGTATAAGCTCACCATGTCGTTAGCGTCTGTAATGGGTCTCGCAAGTCTAAACATCATCCTAAATCGCGGATACGGATCGTTATCGTTGTGTGAAGGTGTTGTATAAAAGCCAGCGCCATACTCTTGGAACAGCTCGTCGTTGGCTAAATCTTCAAATGTCATTAGACGCTTTGATTTAGTAATATCGTTATCAACATCAATCATAATTAACTCACGCGACTTAAATTGCGTAGCATCCCGCCTATCTGACAAAAGCTCAGAACACGTAGCATGACCATCAGTAGTAATTAAGGCAAACACATCATCCCAACTTGCGTCAATGTTCATCCAATTGCTACCTAACTTCCAACACTCTTGCTTTGGAAGTTTACCTATTGATTTGTGTATAGACAGCTTCATTTACGCATAGCCTCTGTAATGGTTATGCCAAACTCATCTTCAAAGCGCCTATGCGAGCCACCTAGTTGATTTAATGCAGCTATGTAAAAGCCTTTATTGAAGAGATTCTGTGCAGCATGGTCTGATGACACTTTGCAGCCAACAGACACTTGATAAGCGGTAGTTTGTTTTGCTCGCTGTATCTTGTCATTTTGCTTCTGTCTAGCAATTTCATCCTCACGCATTTCTTTTGCAATACGGCTAGCATTCTTCAACAACTTTTTGCGGCGCATTGCCTCATGCTCTATAGCCCACCGCTTATGCTTCTCTTCCCTAATACGATCACGCTCTGCATCCTCTATGGCCTTCTTATGGGCTTTGTAACCAGAGTAAGAAGTCATATTGAGATCAGTCATCTCCTTAGCAGCGGATTCCATTTCTGCCATCCACTGCTGATTACCCTTCTTCATATTTTTAAGTTTATGGCCAGCCTTTATGTTTTTAATAATGTGGTCATGCTCTTTATCCGTTGGGCCTTCTGTACCGTAGCTATCAACTTTACGCATCTCCCAAGGCACACCAGCAGCATCAAGTTGCCTTGTATGCTTGTATACGTCTGTTTGGGAGTGTTTTGTTGAGCTTACGTGACCATTAATCCTACAATCAGGATTATGTGATTCGCCAACATAGAATGGGTTCCAATTTGGACCAACAGGCCCAAGCTCATATATAACACCTGGAACAAAGGTGCCATCTTCCTTTCGCTTTGCCATAGCGATTCCTTTTAGTTTTAGTTACAGCCCAGGGAAATTATTTTCTCTTTGTCTTTACGCAGGGCAGCCTAACTGTATTAGGGCGGGAGTTAGCACATCACTACCTTCTCAGCCCAAAGCCCCATTAAAGGGGCAATTGGCTTTTGTGATGTTTGCGATAAGACAAAACAGGCTTTGCACCTGCACATTTATTTATACCTCTGTCTTAAATCTGTTATGTACAGAGCCAGCGGCGTATTGATGCTCTTTAAAGCGAACGCCTTGCTCACGTGCAGTGCGTCCTACATAAAAGTATTTCTTCTCACCATCTGTATAGTGAGTAAGTGCATATACAAATTCACTCATCTGCTTCTCCTTCTGCCATATTGTTAACCAATATTTCCTCAATAGTGTTAACTCGGTCTATGTTGATGGTGTTTAGTTCGTCTTGTGCTAAAGCAACACCCTCTAACACATCAATACGGTGCTGCAATACTCTAAGTTGTATTTGCAAGTTAGTAATATCGTTAAGCAACTTCTTTGCTCTGTCGTGTACATGCCCTGTGAACTTCATAACTTACTCCTTATCTGTAGTAATAGTTATTCTCTCAACAAGTGCATTAAATCTCCTAACATTTGCCTGTGCGATAAGCAATTGCTCTGCTATCTGATCTTGTATGTTAGCGAGTTTGTCCACCATTACGTTTAACCCAAAACGTAATGCATTGATCTCTGCGTTTGTATTGATGTGTACAGTTGAATAATCTGTGCTGTGTATTGTTGTATTTTCCATTGCCATTCTCCTAGTATGTAGGGATTTGACGGAATGAAATAAACCGAATGCTTACTCACAACGTCCACTGTTCCCCAACAGTGTATAGATTGTTTAGTGAGTGGCTGGGCTGTGAGCGTTAGCAATTGCTGCTAACTAAAACTGGGGATTTATGGACTTTACCCAGCCACTCACTAAACAATCTATTAAAGACATAATAACAAAATCACTATCTAAAACCTAATATTTTGGCTGGATTCCCAAAAGATAAGCAGTGGGCAAATCTTTTGGGTTTCCGCTTAGGAAAATAGATATAACAATGTCTTTAGTCTCAATTTATTTATCCTGATTCAAAAACTACCGTAGGAATCGCCCATTTTTGACACATTTATCTTCTGAGCAATCAGACCCCTCAAAAACTTAACCATAGCAGACGCTTCAATATCTGCCTTGCTGTAGCCTTTTGATGCCATGTCCTTAATCCGTTTGTCTAAAAGTTGTTGTGTCCCCATATCAATATTTAGCCAAAAGAATGCCCCGTGGTAATGGCAATAACCACAGGGCAAAGCCGTCTATAAACATGTTAAGGAGCATCTACGGCTGCAAGATAGGATAACTTGCATCAGTATTTATTAGAGAGTTTTTAACCCACTAAATATTGAACGATGATTAACACTACAGCAATAACAATACCACCATATTCAGCATTTGACGAACTAATAAAACTAAGAAAGTTTGTTAAACAATTTGTAGACTTCGCTCCAGCACCTAAGGACGAACAAGAGGAATTGCTGCTTATCCTCAAAGGATATGAGAAGTCTATCTACTCAGGTAAATGGGTAAAATACGAGTAACATAATGAAAACACCTGGAGCAAGAAACCTATTACCACGCCGTCCTAATGGTCGCCCTGGACGTCCATCAAAGGAAGAGTTATCTAAATTGGGCCGCATTAACATAGTGCCACATACCTATGTTAGACAAAAGACCTCTGTGGACAGTGCAGAGGAGAGGGCTGCTATTATTCAAACTCTTAATTTGTTCTTGGCAAAAGAACAAAACCCAACTAACCAGCATAAATTGCTTATACTTCGTGAAATGGGGTATTCTCCTAAATGTGTTAAAGAGTTTTGTTTGGATGAATCATTAGATCATCCTGTAGAGGCATTTGCACGTATAGTAACAAGGCGTAGCCGTAAGCCTGCCTGAACTGTTAAATCGTATTTGACGGAACTATAAGCATCTTAACTTCGCCCGTTGTTGAATTAACTTCAATCATTTGGCGATGTTTAGCGACATAGTTAAGCGTTTCACTCATATTGGTTAGTTTGCCATTGTTTAAATGGTACTCACGCCATGTCACAATTACAGTAAACCCAGCAGGGTCAATTGTTGTGCGTTTTAGATCAAATGTCCAGTTAGTAACATTAGCAATGGACTGTAATAACTCTCTAAGTCTATCAAGTGCTACTTCATAACCATCTGTTTCAGCAATAGTGAATATCTGATTGCGTATACGGTTAAAGTCTATAACAAATGTCGTTATCTCATCGTTACTGTAGCTAACTGCACGTAACCTATCTAATGAGTTATTAATAGCTTCATGCTCGTCTATTCCATATACAACATTACGCAATCTGTCTAATGAGTTTTGGTAAAACTCATACTCATGCGTTATCTCCATACCGTTCTCACGTAGGCGTTCTAATGAGTTATTAAACACCTCAAACTCAGGAATATTAAATGTCGCTAACCTGTTGCGATCTAACGCTATCTGCTTAGTATCTGTTTCAGTAATAGGTAGTAATAATGCTCTTGCTCTATTAAATGACGCTTGCATATTCTCTACTTCATCAATAGTAACAACTGCATTACGAACGCGGCTTAGCCAGAACGCATTGCCCTGAGTTTCGTTATAAACAAATGCAAAGAGTTTTAACTTAGCAAGCGAAATATTAATTGTTTCTAACTCGTTTACGGTTGTATGCACTAAACGTAGACGCGATACGCTTGTTGTCACTCCATAGTTCTCTGCGAACCCCAACTGTAAGCCACGAATACACTTTATGGCTGCATTGATAGTCTCTACCTCGTCTATGCCCATCTGCACTGTTCTCGCACGTTTTAGAGTGTTGAATGCATAGGCTGTTACTTCATTAATCACCTCAACCAATGTCCTAGTCCTACGCAATGCACCAAAACTAAAAGTCTCCAACTCGTTAATCGCTAAACCAAGCGATTTAAGTTTAGTAAGATCAATCGTATACCCTATATGCTCTGCAAGGGAGAAGGTTAGATATTTCAGCTTACCTAAGAAAACATTAATAGTCTCTGTCTCGTTTATCGTGCCTTGCACACGCCTAAATCGTCTTAGACTTGCTGTAACAGTTTCTACTTCGTTATTAGTTAAAGCAAATAGCTTCTTCTTTGCTAAGTTAAAGGTAATAGACTCTGCCTCGTTTATATGAGGAATAATGCGTCTATTTCGTTTTACAGTGTATGAGGTAGACACTGCCTCAGTCACGGTAGGTATAACACGCCTATTGCGTTTTAGTGGAATAGAGCTAACTGCTTCTGCTTCTGCATAACTGAATGTCATATCTCTATTTCTGCCACTACCAAGAGCGGATATAGGAGTAGATGCTAATGGAGCAAAGCCTAACATATTACAACTGCGAGCCTGCTATAAACAAGTCATAAACCTGTGCAGTTGTCCAACCCAATGCTGTTGTTAACTGTGCAATTAGTGGATTGCTTCTTTGGACTTCATTACTGAACTCCCACTCAATTTGTGCCTGCTGCGAACCTGCTGCAACCGCTGCGTTAACTGTATCTAATAGCCCAGCATTAAGCAATGCTAAACGTGCTTGACGCATAGTTATAGAGGTTGGAACAGGTGTTGGAGGTGCAACGTATGGAGCAGGAGTATGTGGCTCGTGAACTATTGTTTCAATTACATCACCACCAGATATAACAGTAGGTAAAACTTCAGGTATAAATGCTGTTAGTTCAACACCTTCTGAATCAAAAGTAGCAGGGACTTCTGGCACATAGTCAGACCAAACAAACGGTGATCTAATTTCCTCTATCCAACCATCACGCCATTTAATAAAATCTGTATTTTCTTGACTAACTAACGCACTATCAGAATCTCTGATAAGCCAAATTCCGTCTGAATGGTATGTGTAATTCATTATAGTTCACTTTCCAAAAGTAATGTCTGTACGCCTGCTGTGGTCTGATAACATATTAAAGCATCAGCAGTTGTGCCTGTAGAGGTAAATCCTGATCCGTATCCAGATATAGCGTAAGGTGCTACACGCATATCAATTGGGAAGACGGTTTTAGAAGCTGAAGTGCCAACCCATATATCTTGTTTTCGTGTATATCTTTGGCATAACATTTTCTCAATTCCGATTGGGCGTTGTTCAAAAGGAGTTGCTAAACTGCCAGGCTCAAGTTGAACATTAGCTATATCAACTATAGTGCCAGCAGGAAGTGCAGTTTGAGCATATAGACTAACTGTTATACCCATGGCTCCTGCTGGTACTGTTAATGTAACTGATCTACTTTCCCATACACCAGATACAGGAACAGAACCACTGCCATAACCAGAAATATCAGTTGCAGAACCTGCCATATCTGTTGTTGTAGAAGTAAGTGTCATAGTTCTAAAATATCCTGAGTAAGCAGTCCCGCTCACACGGACAAGATAACTTAATTTATATAATTTTCCACGCATTCGATAAACAGTCTCTCGTTCTATAGACTGACGTAAGTCAACAAACTCTGTTCCTGTTCCTGTTAAACGAATACAATTGGCAATAGTAGAGTCTAAAACTTGGAGTTTTGACATGCTAATACTAGTTCCATTATTCCACCATCTATCTGCCAAATAACCATATGTCCCAATAGTCCCGCTAGTTCCACGTAACCATACATCAAACCCGCCGTTAATAATCACGTTCCTAAATCCTGCTAAGTGACTTGAGTTTAGTGATCCTACAGTTACCGCACCTGCAATTGTGACTGCACTTGAACTATTTCCAATAGTTACATTACCTCCACCGCCGTTAACAAGTAAGGAGCTAACAGAAGCACCATTCCATGCTTGTAATGATGTACTATTGAGATATGTATTATTTAAAGAGGTATTGCCTGCTGAAATACCAGATGTCACATTAAGACTTGAATTAATTTGTGATGCATCGTTTGCATTAATTGAGTTAACCCAAACATTACCAGTCCCATCGGAATATACAGTTCTACCAGCAGGTATAGTTAGAAATATGTTCTTAGTTCCAGCACCCCAACTAACTGCACCGCCTGTGCTTGACCTAATTATTGTCGTTCTTGTTAACATATAAGGATCTGATGATCCTTCACCTGGAATGACTAATGAACCTTCGCCAATCTCCCAATTAGTTCCATCTTCACAGCAATAAGTGGTCGGTGCTGTTGATCCAAATAATCCAGTATAAAACGATTGATAGCCAGCTGATGCACCTAGTAATGCATATGACCCTGTACCTGTGGTTGTTGTTGTCTCTTTAACTCTATCTGCTATTGACATATCTTATCCCTTATGTTTTGCGAGTCTCTAAGTGGACTCTGAACACTTATAAATTTATGGTAAATGACTTCAATTGTGATGTACCATCTGCATTTGTTACCCATTCATCCCACTGAACAATCATGCCAGTAGTATTTGCTCGCCTAATATTTAGCGCATCTATATGTCTACTGTTCTCATCAATGCTTACATTTAGCGACTTATTAACACTAAGTCCCATGCTCATAGTTGTAGACTCATCAAAAACAATATCAATTGGCACACGATTGTTAATACGCGATGCAAATTCAGCAGTTGATGTTGAAATAGCCTCTACAGTAAGTTTCCTTACATTGCTTATACCTACACTAGCATCGCTGCTTGGATGTGCAGTCACGCTCGTTGTCGTTGCTTTTAGCAGTGCAGCTACTTGAGTTGGTGTAGCTGTTACAGACTTTCCAACTTCTTTCGTTTTAGATGCAGCACTAGATGGGGTTGCTGTTACTGAAATTAATGCGTCTTTAACTACAGCAGCACTAGAGCTAGGTGTAGCAGTCATGCTCGTCGCTGTTGCTTTAAACAGTGCAGCTACTTGAGTTGATGTAGCAGTTATTGATTTGGTAATTGCTCTTGCTTTATCTGCAATACTTGTTGGGTTAGCAGTCCAAACAAGTAATGCGTCTTTGGATACGATTACATTTGAAGTAGGTGTAGCAGTTCTATTAGCCTGTATACCTTGCGACTTGCTTGCTGTTGATGTGCTTGTCGCAGATAGTGTTATAGGAATAACTAAAGCACTAATCTTAATAATGCCAGCACTTGCCGTAGAAGTAGATGTAGCAGTAAGAGTCTTATATTGAGTGCCTACGTGAACACTCGTTGTTATAGAAGCAGTTGATGTCGCAGTTGAACTAAAAGACTTAGTTAAACCTTTTAATACATTACCTGAGCTCGATGCTGTAGCATTAATCGTCTTAGTAATTGCTTTAACAACACTAAGCACTGATGTCGATGTCGTGCTACGTGTGGTTGGAGTTGTAACGCTTGCGAGAATTTTGCTTGTCGTTATGGATGCTGTTGATGTAGACGTAACACTTCTAACCTTACCAACACTCTTAGTGATAACTGGTGTACCGTAAGCAGTCCAATTCCTGTACTTGGTAATAGCAAACTTAGGTGGTCTAGGATTAGATGTCGATGTCGCAGTAAATAAATGTCCAGATATACTACTTGAAAAAGATGCCGTGCTTGTAGACGAAGTTGAGCATGTTACGGTGTATGTTGTTCCCGTTGATGGAACTTCTCTTGACCATTGCAAAATCTTTGCTGAACCAGATGCCACTACATAAGCATATTTGTTATTTGGAGTTATTGCTACCCCGTATAAAGCAGTTCCAGCACCATTTGATGTTGTGGAAATTAGAGTTAATTGACCACTGCTAGTATTCCTACTATATTGAAATATGTTATTTGATCCGTATGTTGCAACATATACGGTTAAACCATCAGGTGAAATACTAATTTCTTGAGGATTAGTAGTACAAGAAATATCACGAGTTGAGAGTGCTGTTAACAAACCGGTAGAACTATTTCTACTATATTGACTAACAACTGATGAACACACGACATAAACATGAGCCCCGTCTGGTGATATACATACGAACTTTGTTGCACCTCCAGCAGTTGCAACCGTTGGTGAACTAAGGGCAGTAAGAAGACCAGTTGTTGAATTACGACTATATTGTTGCAATGTTGCGGCACTATAGTTAGCAGAATATACGTGGGCACCATCTGGTGATATACATAAACCTACAGGCGACCCACCAGTCCCAACTGTTGCTGGGCTAAGTGCTGTTAATACACCTGACGTTGTATTCCTGCTAAATTGACTAATTGTATTATTAGAGAGATTTGTACAATATACATGATTATTGTCAGGGGATACTTGACACCAAAATCCAGTCTTTGTTCCTACTGTTGCAGGGCTTAGTGCAGTTAATAGTCCAGTCGTAGAGTTCCTACTAAACTGCGACATCATGTTAGTACCACCGTTATTTGCTACATATACGTGATTACCATCCGGTGCAACCGTAACCATATTTGGTGATGTACCAGTTGTAACAGATACAGGTGATAGAGCAGTTAGTAATCCAGTTGATGAATCAATACTAAATTGTGATGAACTTGCTGAACCCGCATTAGCCGTGTATACGTGCTTACCATCAGGTGAAACAAATACGCCAGTTGGTGTAGCACCAGTTGATAAACTGGCTGGAGAAAGTATTGTTAAATTACCTGTTGCCATTTTATGACTTACTAATATTGTTCATAGCCACACCATTTACTGTTATATCTATACCATCGTTAACGTTGAATGTTGTGCCGCTTGTTACTGTATATGTAATAACTGGGAATGAAGATAAGTCTCCATACAGTTCTTGGGCTAACGCACCTGCCTCAATATTTGTAAGGGTTGTTTGACCATCCATCACAACATTAGATAAAACTGAGGGGACTCCTTGTGTGTATATTGTTATAGGTTCACTGCCTACTGTGAAGAAAATCAAATCCTCTTTAATCGTATCGTGGATAGTTGTCATAGATTCGCCCTTAGTTACTGATATATTTAGTAGCAAATGAAAAAGGCGACCTCAGTCGCCTTTTTATGTAACTATATTAGTTGTTAAGCGTAAGCAACCTTCATAGTTGCCTGAATGCTGTCGCCTGATGCTAAGTTAACAACTGGAAAAGTTGCTGACATATACATATTGCCAGCAGTAGATGCATCAAATAAACCTGCCTCATCAACTGCAATTGACGCACCAGCCGTAACTAATCCAACTACTTGATATGTGTCATTAGATGTCGTTGTAGTAGCTACAGACGATGTGCCTGTTGCACGAGTGCTATATTGAGTAGATAATGCTGAGTCAGCAGCGGAAGCAGTGCGAGCCGCTCCTGTTGCGCCTGTGCCTACTCCAAGATATACAGGCTCAGTGCCTGTTCCTTTGATGCGGTTAGCAGTAATTGCTCTGCCGCTGTTTGTTAAAACTGTTCCTGTTCCGAATGCCATAATATGGTTTCCTTTATATTTGTATTGCTATCTGATGTAGCACTTATTGTTTGATTTGGTGCGTAGCGAGCCACGACACCTAAATCCTCTATAGTTCCGTTAGCACGAATTACCACAATTGATAATTCTGCTTCTTTTACTGTTGCTGTCGCGTTATTCATTGATTAAGACAATGTAATAGTTACGCCACCAGCCGCTACAGATGCTGTATCACCTGCCAAAATGTTTTTAGCTACTGTCAACACGCCAAAGCCTAAGCAATTGCCTGCTGTAGCAGCATCATATAAAACACCATAAGTTAAATTTGCACCTGATAACCAATCTGCTGAAGCAGCGGTGAACGTAATTGCACCAGTGTTAGTAATAGCACCTGCTGCCGCAGTGCCCCAAACGCCTGCTGTAGCCACGCGAGCATAAGCACCGCCTGTTGGTTCAGTTACGTTAGTTCCACCCACTGTAGGAGTTGTTGAAGATAGAGCCAAATATGTAGTTGGCATTGTGTAAGCGGTCTTTCCGACCTGATGTTCGAGCAAGGAATTTGCTAAGAAAGTAGTTGCAGGCATTGTTATGTCTCCTTAATAATTATTTGTTGAGGCAATCTTTGCCTTCAGTTTATTTATCCTTTGATTTCTTTTCCCTCATAGCAGCCTTCCACTTTAATGTTCTGTCTGCAAGAGCCTCAGCGGTGTCTGTATGCTTATATCCAGCAATTCCTTCACCACCATCTGTCTTATTAAGTAATGGCCCTTTACCTAAGTCTTTCCTACCGATAATATTGATCAAATGCATTTCAAGATCAAATGCACCTTGCTCTGAATCTTGTTTATAGATCATTGGTTCCATAGAAAACCCTTCTTTTGATCTCTTTTTATTCACATTCGCTAAATGATGTTTACCCCATTTATGTTTCCAAGCACGATCTTCACAACCTTTACCTATGTATATAGGCAGATTTGTTTTTGGGTCTTTATAGACGTATGTGTAGAATTGTTGTGTCATAACTTACCTTAAGTTGATACCCTTAACCCCAAGTAATGGGAGGGAAGCAAACGGGTAAGCATTTGTTTTCGTCCTGCAGGAACTATCCCTACAATTATTTATCTATCGCGTAATCTCTCTATTAATTATAAAAGTTCCTTTTGATGGCTTATATACTTTTCCGAGAGAACTAACAATTTCGAGGTCATAGAAAGCTTCTAACGTATCATCTTCCTTATTAGCGAATTTGATACCTTTTGTTTCATCAGGGGTAAAGAACCAAATGATCGTATTCAATGCAATTACTAATTGAGCATTCTCTGTTGTTGCATCAATAATTGCACTTGTATTTCCATAACTGCGACGAACTTGTGCTCTTGCAGTAAACCCACTTAAATCAAATACCGCTCCATCCGTATCCAAAAGAGTGAATGTATATGCGTATGTACTGCCTTGATCTATCGTTATATTCTTAATATTTGTCATTTGTATCGTCCCTGTAATTGATATTTATTACCAAGTGAATGAACTTGCTGTAGAGATAGATGATGCAGAAGCTATACTCGTCTTTAGCGAATATGAGTGAGAGTAGTTATAAACTATTTGTGCAATCATAGCCGCGTAAAATGCATTCCATGCAGATACAGTAGTTATAGAAACAAATGTGTTATCTATTGCTCTCCATTCACCAACCCAGCCAGAAGGTAATGCATTATTCAATACGACATAAGCATTAATTCCGTCAATATCAATTCTGCTATATTGATCCATTGAAAAGTCTTTGCTGCTGTAAGTGAAAGTAGATTGATTAGCAGAAATCCGTGCCTGTTTAATCGCTTCCGTTTGTGCTGCTTGGACATCAGCAAGTGTTCTCAAATCTTCCCATGTCTTAGTAGTCCAGTTGAATGTGTAGTAAGATGCGGGTTGAGCAGCCATTTGAACCCAAGCAGTTCCGTTATAGTAATAATCTGATGCAGTAGGTTCACCCTCAATAAGTGACTCACCGCTTCCTAATGTACCAACGCTGTCTGCTGATGGCATATCATATATTGCTAACTGCTTTCCATCACTATTAATTTTTGTATATTTCATCTCTTAGTTCCTATTGCAAATAATGAAGCACCAGACTTCACTATAGATGTACCTGTTCCAGTAATTCCATCTATATATTGTGATATGCCGCGTAGTTCAATATGTCTATTTCCACCGCCAGATACAGATGTTGATATAGCAAATGGACCTTCTAAATTTGTCTCAATTTGTTGCACTCCATCTACCCATATTGATACCTTTGGATATAAAGTAAAACTCACTCCTGAACCACCGCCAGATACTAAAGGAGCGGCGCCCATTGCACATATCCATATCGGTGCCCCTTGGACATCAACATAGCAATCTAAGATTACGGTTGTTGAGTATCTGTTACATACAATATCTGATGTCGTTTTAACACTAACAGGGAATGTAATTGCATTACCAGCAATCTGTAATGTGTTAACTGCCAAGTCGGCAATAAATGTAGATGCATTACTGCTATTGATTTGCTGGTTCACTGTAAAGTTGAACGGACCATAATCAACCATAGTTCCATTATTCGGAATACCACCTGGCATTACAGAGTAAGAAGGAATTAAGTAAATCTCAATCTTATAAATTGGCTTTGCTACGCCACTAACAATCGCATTAGCAGTAAATGCCATATCTTGCCAACCAGAAACTGTGTTGTCTGTAATTGGAACCCAGTTATCCACCATTTGTGTTAACGATGAATTGGTATACAACCTAACCAAGAACTGAGGCTTACCACCACCAACATTTGCAACCATAAACATGCTGCAAGTACCAGTAATATATGACCCAGCAGGTAGCGGTTTGGTGTATGTGTACCCTTTAACCGCCCATGTGTCGCTATATGTTGTTAACCTAACTGAGTGAGGTGCGTTATGTGTATTGCTTGTTGTTTTTGCAATAGTGCCACCTGCAGGACCATAGAATGTCCATCCGTCAGGTGCTGTTCCTGTTGATGCACCACTCCATGCTGCATAACTTGAGTTGAATCCCATGTGTGCAGAATCGTCTGAACCCAACACACTACCAGCGGAAAGTATTACCGTTCCATTCGCATCTTTGATACTCAATCCTCGAGCATCAATCTGTGTTGCTGTAATAGTATTAGTAGCAATTCTGTCACCAGTAATAGTTCCAGCTGCAATTTCAGCGGCAGTAATAGTACCAGCAGCAATCTTAGATGCATCAATAGTATCTGCACCAATATTATTTGCTGTTAATATACCAACCTGAGCAGTTCCAATTGCAGCACCATCAATATATGTAGTTGCATTAGCGGAAGTGATTTTGCTAAGTGATGCAAATGTACCTGCTCCAAGTCCAGTTAGTGTGACATTGCTATTCAACCAACCAGCATCTGGTGTTATGTAAGTAGATGTCCATTTAGTAGGAGTACCACCTGAATCAAATAGTAAAGTTCCATCTGCCTTCTTAATTGTTAATCCACGAGTATCAATCTTTGCTGCTGTTAAAAGTCCTGTTATATGTGCATCGTTGATCGTCGCATTCGCAATTTGTGCTGATCCAGTAATAACAGCAGAGCCTGTAACTAACTGACTTGAGCCAATTGTGCCAGCCAATATAAAGCCACCATCCATGTATGCATTACCATCACCATACTCTAATGACGTGCCGCCTCTATACGTGGCGACAATCATTTTGTTAGTCGCTATTGCATTTGTTATCGTGGACGTAGCAGAGAGCGTGGAAGACCCCTCCGTGAGGTAGATATAAAGCATTCCACTTGTCCATGCCGCATTGCCAGCACTTACTGCCCAAGTCGTACCTAATCCGCTGCCTTGTGTTTTAGATGCAGTGCATGAAGTCCACGAAACATAGTTAGTAGATGGACTATTTGGAGTCCAAATGATGCCCGTTAACTTATACTCATTTGTATTATTTGGTGATGATGTTGTGCCACTTGCTGATGCAGATACATTTAATCCTGTGGCATTTGCTTTATCTGACTCAGCAGTAAAGTGGTCATAAGCCGCAACCTTGTAATAGTAAGTCGTTCCATCTGCCAACCCAGCGGATAGGAATGCGTTACTATCTAAGTCAGCAATTAAGTTAGCAGCACTTGGTGTAAACGTTGAAGCGACATCACGCCAAATCAAGTAGCCAGCAAAGTCGTTATCTGCAATAGTATTCCATTTCAAGTTAATACCTTGGAATCCTCCATTAGTTGTTAACCCAGTTACCGCAACAGGTGCTGGATTATTAAATGTAGCAGTTACTGGATTAGATATGTTGTTATTTGAATCACGACAACGAACTTGAACCTGCACATTACGACGTGGACCGCTATCAGCCATATTCATGGAATATGTGTAGGAGAACGTCTGTGTTTGTCCTGCGTTGACGGACTTAATATATTCCGTTCTTACAGTAGTTGAACCAGTTGTCTCTATAAACCGAACATCAAAGTCTTTGAGTGTTGCTGCTACTGTTGAATTAGTGGAAGGATTAACCCAAGAGAAGTTTATATCCATACCACTAAACGTAGTACCACCACCTATAATTTGAAGCGTTGTAGGGGCATTTAATGGGCTTGCTCCACCTCCTGCACTGCTTATGGTGTAAGTGCCTGTCGCATCAGGTCCAATAACTCCGTTAACCGCATTTACTGCATACACTTGAACTTCGTAAGTTCCTTCTAATACATTAGATAACTCATAGGACGAAGTAGTTAGCGGAACCTCAACCCATGAAGTTGCTGACCTGCGATATCTAAGAACATAACTGCTAACAATTCCCTGCGATGGTCTTGTCCAACTTATCATCAATGATCTATGAATGACATTGTTTACATTAGTAGAAGCCTCACGGAACGCTAAGTTAAGTGGTGCAGATGGGATAGTTACTGGAGTTTGGTAAACAGGCGTTGGTCCTGTTGGTGTATTATCTACACGACCAAATTTATTTGGGTCATATTCAACAGCAGCGACTTCATATTTGCCTGTACTTGCTTCTGTTACACCAATTACTTTGAATAGGCGAGGGCTAATAGCACCTGTAAATATTACATCTGCACCAACGGAAACACTAATAGCACCACCGCTAAATGAGACAGAGAATGTATTAGTAGCAGTTGCAGATACTGTGCGATTGTAAATTGTTACTCCATCACTACCTACCACATCAAATGTATTACCTGCGATAACGCTAACTGCACGATCAAGATTAATTGTTGATGTAGACCAAGAAGTAACTTTAGCCTCGTTCATTACCGAGGCATAGTCTGTGTCCATTAACTTAAACACTTCGCCAGGCTCAAACCCAGCATTAGCAAAACCAACAGTAAATGTAACCGAGTCTGTATTATTAACACCCGTATCAACAACCCACTTTGCTTTACGCATTGCCTGACCTTCGGTTGTAATACCAATGCCAGTTGTTTCATTCACATTTAGCCCATATCGTGATGTTGCTGCTGTATCCTCGTAATAGCAAGGAACGCTTAACCAATTCTCTGCTGGGTTATTCCAATAAACAATAGCAGCGGATGATCTTGTATCGCCTGGAGATGAAACATAGGAAAATAAACCATTTTCGACATTTGAGTTAGTAATGATTCGTGAGTAACCAGTAGGACGATCTTGAACTAACTTAACTCTGTTACCTGATGTATACACGACTGCATTAAATGTAGCTGCTACATTTTGAATAGTTGTCCATGCACTTTCCTGTGTCATGAATTGATAATTGAACGTATAACGCGGTTCTGTGCCGCTAATAGAGCCCATTACTAATGCAGGCACATATCCATCGTTATATACCGCAGCGTCATAAAACGAGTATTGATCAATATCGCTTGCTTGTATAACGTTACCCATTCCGTGCGAGTCATTAGTTAGCAAGTCATATAACACCCATGCTGGGTTATCACATACTTCAGGTAATGACTTAAATGTGCCATCCCATGTACCGCTATAACTGCGAGTTGATACTGTATAGTTAGAAGGAACTTTAACCTTAATTCCGTAACTGTCCATCGCTACCAATGGATAACTTGATCCTGTTGCTTCCGCAGTTACAGTTAACCCAATTACGGCTCGATTGTTATATGACTTACTTACGAGTTGAATTTCAGCAACTGCCTGTAAGTAGATATCATTAGCCAAAGTCATTGCTGAGTTATCAGCAGTAATACGAACTACCTTAATAGACCAAGTGCCTGTTCCTGACGGACGATCAATCATATAATCGCAATCAGCAGGTGAGGTGCATTTATCGTTCTTAGTAATTGTCTTAACTAAACTAAATGCACCTGCACCTAGTCTACGATGTATCTCAAAACTTACAGATGTTCCTGTCGTATCTCCATTTGTTTGTTGGGCAAATAGTGCAGGGAATCTAATTGTCACACGCATTGCATCAGGTGCAGACGTAGATGAGGTATATGTAACAGATGTCCCTGTTGTTACCTTAGCACCTACATTGTATGTAGATGAAGCAGACGGATAACCGCTCATTACAGACTGAGAAGGTAATCCATATCGTTCATCTAACGAGATATTACTAAAATTTGTCGTTCCATTTGCATTCATTACAGGCACATTATTGAAGTAAACAGATTTCAATTTGTTAGACTGATCCGCTAAACCTCCAACTTCACCATCACTTGTAAGAAATATTACTCGTGCAGTGCTTTTAGATATAAGAGTATTTGGTGAATCTACAGGTGTATCTCCACCGCCACCGCCACCCATACCAACAATATTTTCTATTTGTTTCATTTATTAAGCCTCATCATTTGAGAAGTCTGTGCTAATCACCACACCTGAAGCACGGCTAACCCTGCCATATATCAAAGGAATAGGACCGCCTTGTGTTATTACATTCACCGCTCCGTTATAGATTGATGAGCCTCGTTGGTCTTGCGGTTGAGAAGGACTGCTATTATTTGGTTTAGTTAACATTTCCGCAATACCACCTAACACCATTGATATACCAAATTTAACTAACCAGGGTTGAGCAAATACCATTCCAACAACAATCAATACTGCACCTAAGATAACTCTTAATGCACCACTTGCTCCCTCTACTGCTGGAAGTAAGTGCAAAATCTTAGCCTTAATCTTTTTGTTTTGTATATCTAACTCATCTAAGTCATTACCAGCCTTAACTTTGTTCTCGCATACATGCCAATCGTGTGTGCGTATATCTTCTTTAAACTCAGCACCAAAACGTGACACTAAGCCACTCATAATTTGATACATATTTTCACCAGCAAGAATAGCCGTTTTGCCATACTTCTTACCCATAAAGCCATGCAATTGAACTGTTATTAGACTCATTGTTTATCCTTATATCTGGCAGCAAACTTTATATAATTTGCCCATTTACCGAAACTTTCAACACATGAAACTCTTCCAAACCAGTGACTTAGAACTTCATTATTTCCAAGGTATATACCAAGGTGATTTACTACGGGACTTCTAACTTGGTAAAAGAGAATTGAACCAATACTCAATTCAGATAGAGCTATTTGCTCAAAGCCCCATTTGGGGTAGAGTGTTTCCATGTAATCATGTCCACATTCATTCCAATCTGCATCGCGTGGCTCAGTTGGTAATACTATTCCATGCTCGTTATAAAACCAGTCTTGGCATAAGCATAAGCAGTCTTGAATATTGAATATAAATTCGCGGTCAAGTAGAGGAGGGCGGTTGTTTGGATTGCCCCAGTACAAAGGGTCTTCACATACTTGTCCATCAGTTACGCATATACCCCATTCAATTGCTGTTGCTATTTGAGATTTCAAATCAGTAAATGATGGTGAACGTGGGTCGTGTGTTTGTATTTCAAACCCAGTTGTATGTGAGTGCAGTAAGCAGTCAGGCTCATTAATAAGGAATGAAGGATCAACTTCAAATTGGTGCTTCTTATCCTCTGCAATATTCTCAAGTGGAAAGAACTCGCTATCTTTCAGATAACCAACTGCCTCTTCTGGCCACTTACTGATAAAGTAATCTTTATAATATGTCATTTAGTTTTTACGAAATAAACCTGCACCTGGGAATTCAGTCCTAAGCACTTGTTTACTTGGTAGTTTTAGTTGTGGTACATCAATAATGCTTCCTAACTTAAACTCCACTTCAAACTTGGACTGATTAACTTTCTGTCTAATCATATATACGCAAGTATTAAACGTCTGAGTTGAATCAGGGGAACTGCCATTGTCTAAGTATTTATCGAACGTCTGATAGCGTGTTAGTCTTGCACCAACTAAGTCCTTATAACTCGTCAAATAGGACTGTATAAACTTAGTAACATTAGATATTTTTAAACTTGGTTGTGGTGCTTGTCCATTAATGGAAGTTTCCCAACCACTACCAGATACAGGCATTGCTGTATATGTAACTCCACCAAAACTAATAGATGAGGAACCATTTACTGTTGATGGTGTGAAATACAACATCGAGCCGCCCAATGTTGTTAAGTCCAAAACAAATAACTCAATATAGTTTGGTAGGACTGGCTTTTTTAGTTCTTGTTGAATAGTCATATTAGAGATCAAATACCTGTTTTAACGAACAACTAACCGTAAACACACTTCCTGCTAATGCAGATCTTGTATATGTTGTAACAATCCACTTCTTGCTGCTACTATCCCCAGGTGCAGTCCATGTAAAGTAATCTGTTCCTTTAAATCCATCAAATGCAGCGGTTAGTGTGCCTAACTCACTTGCTGATATATTTTCCCAATTAACAGTCCATTCAGCCTGAACGCTGTTATAGCCATCCCCTGCTCGTTGGCTATAGCCATTGCCATAAGCAATTTCAATTACTTTGAAATTTGTAGTAGCTTGTGATGCTTGGCTTATGTTTGTTGATAACGGTAATGCTTGTGGCATGATTTGATCCTTATGCTATTCTGCGATTTAACATGCCGCCTTGACGCATTTCATTCGCCATTGTTTGCTTGCTTGTATTAATCATCATTCTTTGTATTTCTTGAAGTAACTCTTTCTTTCGCTCGCTGCTATCAACAGAGCCAATAGATACGGTTAGATTGTTATTAATGACTTGGTTACTGCTACTACCTAATGCACTATTCGGAATAATAGTTCCTGGCATTTTTGGTATAAACAACTCAGCTCCCTTTTCACCAACAATGCTGGTCTTACCTACTTGCGGTTCACCACCATCAGCAAAGCCAAACATACTTCCTATTGCTCCTAAGAAACTACCTCCACCAGATGTGCCACTTAGTGACTCTTTAAGTGCTTTAGCAAGTGGTATCATTATGGTGAATTGGATAATCATCTTTAGTATGTCATTGATGATTGATCTTGCGAAGTCTGCAAAATTGAACTTCCCACTTGTAAACAATGTATCAAGTGTTGACTCAAATTCTCCAAGTCCCTTATTAACCAATCCAGCCATAGCATCATCCATCTTGCCTATGCCGTTAATATAAGACTCAACTCCATTACCCATCCAATCTTTCTCTTTAGTAACTAACTTATCGTGAGCAGCACCTGCCTCATCCATAGATGCGTTATAGTTATCTTGTGCTGCTGTAATAGACTCTTGAGTAAGTAAACCTTTTTGCTGAAGTTCAAGCAATGTCTTCAAATAGTCTTGTTTGATCTTTAATTGCACATTCTCAAATGCCAACTCGCTTGCCGACTTCTTAACAGGGTTAATTTGGTCATTAACTGCTTTTGTATAAGCATGGGTTGTCTCTATCAACTTTTGTGAACCGTCATTTAACATCTTCTCAGTTGTTAGTCCGTCTTTCATTAAAGCCAATCCTCTTGCTAATGCAAGGTTATATTGATTTGCTTCTTTGTATTTTCCGTTAGTCAGTTCAAGTGCTAATGTATCAACAGCATTCAACTCTTGTGCAACTGCTAATTGCTTCTGCATTCCAGCGATTAAACTTTCAATTGCATTTTGTGATGTGTCTTTTACTTCTTTAACTGGAGCCGTAGTTCCACCACCATGTGTATAGTTACCAGCCTTTGGTTTAGCAATTTTGTCGTCGTGTTCCCATACTTTTGTTACTCTATTCCAACCAGTTGTTGCTGTGGTAACAATATCGTCGAATGAGTTAGACATATCGTCTTTCCACATTTTGCCCAAGTCTTTCATTACATCACTTGCACCAGATACATCACCTCTAAGTAATCTTCCTAATGCAGTTGAAAGTCCATCAATTGTGTATACAGTATCGACTAATGCTCTGCCAAATAATTTGAATGCTGACCATAGTGTTTGCACTACACCAACAGCACCCATGAATATTGTCATTACTCCATCAGTCGCAATTCGTATGCCATCAAAAGCCATTGCAACTAATCCACCTTGTTTATAACTTTCAACGAAATCTTTAGTTAATCCAGTAAATGCAGGAATTACATCAGCCACAATTTTGGAACCCATAGCAGTCATAATGAACGACAAGTCTTGATTAATTGACTCGTTATCACCAGCGGCTTTAGTTGCTGCTTCTGTTATACCAATACCAATCTCGTTATACTCATTAACTCGCTTTTGTGCATCTAAAGCACTTTCAATCGCTGGTATATTTTCGAGAAAGTTAGAGCCAAGTATCTTTTGTGCGGCTGCTAAGTCAGCAGTCGTTTGTTCGCCAGTCTTCCACTTCTCAATAGTTTCAGTTACAAGGTCATTTGTGCTCTTTAATTGACCACTTGCATCCTTAATGTTTATACCTAACTCTTGGAATGCGTAGCCAGTTCCTTTTAATGGGTCTTTGGCTTTAAATGCTGCGGCTGCTACCTGATTGAATACGCCAATTACTGCTGATAATGAGCCGCCGTTTTCTTCTACTTGCTGCTTCATTAACGCCATTTGCGATGCTGTATAACCGTATTTGTCCCCTAAGTCTCCTAACTCATCAATCTTCTCGTTGTATTTGAATGCCATTGCAATGCCTAATGCACCTAATGCACCAACTAACGCAACTGCACCAACTGCTACCGCTGCTATACCTAACTCAACACCACTAAGGATTTTACCCATATCCTTTGCTATGTCTCCTACTTTAGAGAACCCATCACCAAGTCCAGGAACTTCTTTAGTAAGGTCTTTAACCTTATCCTTTAACTGATCAATTGACTTTTCAGCAGAGTCAAGTTCTTTTGTATCAGCCTTAAACAGCAAATCTAAGATATTCATTATTTGGTCCTTTCGCTTATGATGCGGTGTATTGTTTCGATATACGCCAAGTCAAGTGCTTTAAGCGTTTCAATTTCATACTCTGAGAATATGTAATTATTTATAGCAATCCATGATTGCATATCGGACCACGATATTGATTGAACCCCGTTATACCCTGTTTGGCGACCAGCCGACATAGAGTGATATAGAGTTAATAGAGCAGCACCGTATAGGTGGTATCTATCTGGGGAGTTAAATGCTATTGCATCTAATCTTGTATCACGCTGCCAATGAGATGGCATATTCTTTGATGCAAATTCTAACGATTGCTTTAATGTATTACCATTCTCATCAGGCGTGTTTAACTCTGTATTATTCTTAATCAGACCTACGAGGTCATTCGCCAACAGGACGAAAAAAGTTAGATTCGTTTGATACGAATGTATTAACTTGTTTTCGCAGCCATTCAAGTCCTGGGTCGCTCATTAACTTAGCAGCATATTCAGGTGTATAAGGACCACCCATTGCTTCGTCATCTGACCAACCTACAATTGCTAATGCTGCAACTTCTGCGGCTGAAGTCTCAGCAGTCTTAACAAGGTTTGCTAACTCAACTGGCTTGTTTTCCTTTTGTGCAGATTGCAGCCATGCAAGAGTCTCAACTGATTTTTGTCTAACAGATGGTGTATATCCACCTTGTATCTTTAGAGTAAAATCTAATACCCCATGTGTTGGATGTGTAACGAGCATATCCTGTGCAGTGGGGCGAAGACTTGCTAATGTAAATTTTGTTGCCATATTAAGAGTTACGAGTAATTACGATTGAAGATGCAGAAGTGTTGTCATAGAGTGCAGTAAAAGGAACAGTTAATGAAATTGGTCCTTGTCCTGTAATAGTGCGAGTTAATCCTGTGTATCTAACATTTGGAAGATTAAATTCCATTGTGTTAGAGCCATCTGACAAAGTGAAATCCAATGTCGTAGCCGTTCCATTTAGATACTTGTTAGCAATAACAGCATCTTGGAACATAACAGTCGCTTGACCTGAAACAGTAACAACACCTGACGATAAGTTTTGTGTCGTTGATCCGCCTAATGTAAAGTTAGACGATGTTTTGTTATCAATATTCAAAGTTAGTGCAGTTAACAATGCTGTGGTTGTTCCTGCTTCTTTAAATGTTCCGCCTAAGTGAGTATATGGAGCACTTTCCATAACAGCGGTTGGAGTTGCACAAATAGTGGAACTTGCTAATGCTGCCGCTTTACCTAATACAGAGAATTTGGCACTTACAACACCAGTGGTATTAATAGTTAATGATAACTTGTCCATCATTACACCTGTATAAGTCCAATACTGGTTTACATCTAAAGCACCTTGTTCAACAGTAAATGAACTTTGTGTATTACCAAACTTCAATACATTGCTTGCCCAAGAGCCTGTAAGTAATGATGCAAAGAACGGGTCAAAGTTGTGATGAGTTAAATTTACATCTAAATCACCAGCGACGTGGGAGTTACCATTAAGTGAGTATCTTTGTTGTCTATCAGCACGGATAGATGCATCAGAGAATTGGTCAATAGTTGAATTAATATTGAACGATACGAATGGAATTAGTGTTGTTGCTGGCGTTGTTGGTGTCACACCAAAAGTAGATTCTGACACGTATGTAACTTGTGAACGTGCCCCTTGTGCGAATGTAGTCATTTGTTGGACTCCTTATAATTGTTATTCTTGTCCTGCATTTATTTATCTCTTATGATCTGTAAACGCTCCACTGCACTCTGACTGGAATGCAGTAGTATTTATTGATTGTGTATGCTGCCATAACACTTGCAATTTCAACCGTAACTGTTGTTGTGCCACTTGTTAGTGTTAACCCTATTGGGAAAGTGTTCACAATAGCGTCAGAAAGCGTTCTCGCTGCTTTTGTTCCTATATCGCTTGGGTAGAACACATCTACTTGGTATAAGCCAAGCATCTGCTTTTCTGCTGTAACACCCAAACTAATTACTGTTGACTGTGATGGCAATAATGTTGCACGAGTAAAGGCAGTTAAATTCTTTGATGCATCTAAGCGAGTGTTTTCAGTTTGTAATGCAGGTAAATCAACTATTGTTTTTAATTGATCATCCAACGCTGTTTGAATATCTAATGTGTTCATTTGATCCCTGCCTTTTGTTTAGCCACGGCTGCTATTTGTTCTTTTTCTAATAATGTCGTCGCTACCATTCCCACAGGAGCCATATGTTCCGTTCCCCATTCGACAAAGCCTGCATAAGGTTGGACATTAGATAAGGTAAATCCTGTTTGCTTTTGATCAGTAACCCAACCTTTTTGTAATGCACCTGTTCGAACTGGTGAACGCTGTTCAACTCTTTGCTGAAACTCCATAGCAAATTCCTGTTTGAATTTGCGTAGGTTAGTTTTTAAATCAACAAAAAATTGATCAATCTCGCCTTCTGTTTTCATTGCAAACTCAACTTATATGCTATTACTACATTCGCAGGGCGATATGCCTCTACTCCAGTAATGTTATATGAACGATTATTACCAGTTAAGTTATCACCTACCTCTGGTGCCTTTGCTGTTGCTGCTATGTAGCAAACTACTGTGCCAACGGTCATAGGTGACGTAAACGATAATGAGTTAGTTGTATCTGATGATTTTTTATCTTCATCAAATACACCATACGTCTTAATACTGCTGCCATTTGCTTTTGTCATGGTAATAGACATACCATAAGTTTGTATTGTTTTAGCAATCTGTTGCCTAGTTACATTTGCATTAAACATTTATGCCTTTAGCGACCAATTGCCAGGTTTACGCAATAATGGAAGCATTAATATGTCTATCTTTCTAAATCCGTCAAATGTCTCGCCTTCGGGTGCTCTTATGTAATCTGTTACTACACCTAATGAGCCTAACTTAACATTGTCTGATTTAACTAATCCTGATGTTGATTGCATTGGGAATATATTTGCACCGTTAATCTGCATTAATGCAATTTCACTAACTGCATCCTTTAGTGATAACGGAATAGTATGTTCTGGAATAATACGTCCTGTATTGTCCCAAAAGTATGCACGAGGAAACAATAACGGCTGATTTGAATCTGGATACATGAATGACAAGTATTTTGATCCATATAGTAAGTCAACTGCCTTAGTTGCGAGAACTAATGCTTGTTTCCTAACTTCATCATCTGCTGCATCAGCCCAATCCGTATTGCCGTATAGGCTATGGTATCCTTCTGCTTCTGCAAGAGTTAGATAGGAGTTTGCTCCTACTACTTTAGTTCCATCTTCTACAATTAGTGTAATCATTTGTTAACTCCTTAATGGCTGGCCTCTAAATGCCCAAGCCTTACCCATTGATGTTCCATCGCCATTAGCAAAGTGAAACGTAGATGCTGATATAACTTTAGTCATTTGCTCATGTGTTGAATCTTCTGGGCAAGTAGGAATATCTACTTCGCTCTTAACCATACGCTCTACATTTACCCCACATTTCAGACAACGATATTCAAATAACCGATACATATTAATTTCCCCTTTTTCTATTTATCTGTGCATTAATTCTTGCTTGTGACCAGGGTTTACCTTTTCTGGCTTTGGATAGAGCTTCTTTATGCTCAACAGTAAATGTCTTACCGAATTTCGCTAAAGACATCATTAACTTAGTTTCATTGCTTCGCTTCCTACCTGTTGTTTGTGAAATTCGTTTGTTGATGGTATATAGTGACTGCTTTTGACCTTTTTGCGATATTGAATTTGCTAATCCAATTTTTCTCTTAGTCTCTTCAGTATGTTTTCTTCCACTTTCTCCCTCACCACCGTTAGTCAAATTAAACAGAGTTCCAGTTCCTAAGTCAGCTCTACCATATTGTTCAATCCAAACTTCCTCCATGAACAATGCAGTAGCATCATCTATTTCAAAGTTTATTATTGGATATATTTCATATCCTTCCCTAATTCTTTTTCGCAGCAAATTTCCCAACCGTGTTTTAGCAGATAAGTGGTCCCATGCTCGTTCATTAGTTCCTTTTTCAATATAAACTGGAATATTTGTTTTTGGGTCTTTATATAGATATGTATAAATCATATGATATTTATACAAATGAGAAAGGGGACATAAAGTCCCCTTGTCTGTTAGGTAAATGTGCTAAAACATTTTTACCTTACTATTTGCCTTATACCGCATTAAATGCTGATACCGATGATGCTGATTTGCCTAACCAGATTGATGTCTGATCAAGGATTTGAGTTTGTGATACTTCGTACCAACCAACATTGGCAAAACGAGCTAACTTGTCAAACGGACCCGTTAACACAATTGAACCTGGCTTGCTTGTCGCTTTACCTAATGCATTAGCACCAAGAAAGTAACTGTTATACAAGTCAACAAGTCCAGCACCTGTTTGATCTGCGAAAGTTGCACGGTTGTTGCGAACAACACGGAAACCCTTATACATACCAACTTCATTAGCCAACACTTCAATTGCACTGGAATACTTAACGACGTCAGTCCAAGAACCAACTGCTGTTGCAGCACGTAAGTCAGCAATAACGTCGTCGTGTGCAACCATTACATAGCTACCACCAATCATTGGAACGTTTGCACGAGCCAATTTATTGTAGAAGTAGTTAAGGAATGTATCGCTTGCAACTTGACCAGCAGTTACAGAACCTTCAGCAGTTCCACCAATAACGTATGTATTGGATGCTGCATCCATTGCTTGAATAGCTAATGCATCCATTGTCTCACCGTAGTTCATACCAACTAAAGAAGCCGCAGCAGCATCAACTAATCCACCTGTTTGCAATGAAGCAAGAGATGTCAAGGTAACTGCATTACCGTATTCAGCTGGTGTAAATGTCACCTTTGTATCAGCCAATGCAACTGATGTAATGTCGTCTGTTTCCGTCAATGGAGTTGTAGCAACTGCTAAACGTGCATACTTAGGCATTTGAATGCTCTTAGCACCAATGTCAACTTTCTTAGTAATCAATGCGTCAGTGACGTTTGATTGACCGTATGCAATCCAAACCAATTGTTCGAATGCGGTTAATAGCGAGTCATCAACTTGTGTAGACCCTGTTAAATTCGTAGTAAAAGCCATAATATGTCTCCTTTATAGTTATATGTGTGGCGTTATGTATTAGTTCATACCCATGCCGTACTTAGCCAAAATCTTCTGCACATCAGATGGGTTTTTAGCCATTGCCATCTCTGTCTTAAACGATGCTATTGGAGTTGTTTCTCCTGTTCGTTTAAGTGCTGGCGTTTGCACTTCCTGAAACAATACACTATCTGTCTTCTTTAATTCTTCAATTACGGACGCAATAGATTTAGTATCCACTTCACCCTTATCATCTAACGTAATCTTAGATCGATCAACGACTTTTAATGCAGTAGGTAATGCCTTAACATTCGCCTTAGTTAGTTCCTCTTTTAGAACAGCATCTATGCGAGTGTTTTGTAATGCACTTCTTACCTCATTTAACTCATTAACCGTTGCTTCGTATTTGGTTTTAAGATCACCTGCTTCGTCGTCGTTTTTGAGAGCGGCTAATTCCGTCTCAAGTTCCTTACGGCGTGACTGGTTATCCTTCTCTCCGCGTCGAGCTTTCGCAAGTATTTCCTCAGTCTTAGCAAGTTTCTCTTGTAGTTCTTTTAACTGCTTTTCAGCATCAGAACTTTCGTTCTTATTAATCGTTTCGTCTTGCTTTGTAGATTCACTACTTACTTCTTTGGATGCATCCGCATCATTAACATTGGTATCCACCATATAACTCCTTTATGCCCATCCAGGCTGATCATTTATTTAGTCTTTCTTTTCTTCAGGTGTGCCATCTATCTCAATCTTTTTGCCTTGCTCAATATTCTGGTCAATGGTTTCTACTTGTGCAGAATCTAATCCACGAAGTTTCGCGTCTCGCTTTTGAAATTCAATAATATCTAAATACTTTTCTTCTGCTTCTTCGCATGTAATTCCATATACAGCCATCAGGTAGTCAATAGTTGTTGCCCTACCTTCTGCAATACGCAATGACCAAACAGTTTCTTGGATTTGAATATCAACAGGCATTACAGGTTGGTTAAACTCTACGAATAGCTGTGAATCAGCAGGGAATGCGTTTACACCTGTCGCAGTATTAAACACTTGTGCCAACACGCGATAGAGGCGTTTAAAGCCTGCCTCAAACATTCTCTGACGTAGTTTGCGTAGGTCTAAGTTGTCGCCTTCTTCTACAACCAACTGAAAGCCACTCTGTGCTCTGCCTTGTCCTGCGACTTCAATACGCACTGCCCAATCACCTGCAAAGCCTCTAACAAATTGCTCTACCACTTCTGTTAGTGGTTTAAGATCAATATTTGGGTTCTCGTATCTAACAAACGGGTTATCAACTCCCATACTGTCTAATACAACTGCTTGACCTGGACCTGCTGTATAACCACTGTTTAGTGATGCAGGTATCATGCGTGGTAATGGACTACCATATACCTGTGCGACTTCAATATTGTCTACACCATCGCCAGTTGGTCGCATATTCGTGAACAGGGTAGACATCTTGCTCCATAAAATAGAGTATTCAGAGTCTGTTAAGTGCAAGTTATACATTTCATTCATATTGATGAGTGACTTATCTTGCTCGCACCAAAAGCCATTACGTGGGGTATTAGTATCGTAAAACACTGCAATAGGAATGATCCCAAATGGGTTTGCTTCTTGACTTACTACTGCAATTGATTGTTTATCTTCCTTTAACTCATATACGTCAGTTAATGTCCAAACGCAATACGAGTTATCTGATGTTCTATGTACCATTCCAACAGGCTTGCGATTTAACGGATTGATAATTACTTCGCAGTTACCGCGATGCAATATATCTAATACCCATTTCTTTTCCTCTGAGTCCCACTGCACAAATACAATCGCTGTTTTAAGCAAACGCAATACAGCATCAAAATTGGATGCAAACTCAATCAGTTCGTTCTTAGTCAACATTTCGTTGATTAATGCTGTAGCTGCTTCGTTAGTAGTTACTTCGTCTGCGTTATAGATTTCTAATATAGGTGGTTCGTCTTTAAAAATACGACCAGATTTCTCAATTACCATCCGTGTGATATTACGGAAGCGAGGTATAAGCCCACGCTCACGCCATTTGTTTCTACCTTTAGATGGATCGTTAAGAACTTTTATTAGCTCTGCTTCTTGTTGTCCATCCAAATAATTTAGAGCCTTAATAGCGTCCACTGCTCGATCTGTCTGCAACAAATCCACCAATTCCTTGGCCGTTCTCCCTAATGCAATGATTTCTTGCTGTGTACTATTAAACATTTTTTAATCCTTTGTTCCACGGAACTCGCCCTTTGTAATTAGGGTTTTCTCTGGCTCTTTGTTTTGCTTCTTCACTCATCTTCCTATTTTCAAAAGTTTTACCTTTAGTAGGAGATGGACGACCTCTTTGTTTTGCTGCTCTCTTTTCAATAGTTTCTTTGCTTTGTTTTTTGCCAAGATTAGCGATTGAATTTTTTGTACCAATTTTTTGTTTAGTTGTCTCTTTGCAGGCTCTACCTGTATTAGAGATTCTCATTGCTTCAATAGCTTTAATGTTTACTCCACGCTGTTTTGCAGATATAGATTGCTTCTCTTTTGTTGACTCTTTAACTACCCAACCAGAGTTTCCTTCGCCACCATCTGTTAAATTAAGTAATGGACCTTTACCTAAGTCTTTACGCCCGATAACACTAATCAGATGTATTTCAAGATCAAATGCACCTTGCTCTGAATCTTGTAGGAATAACTTTGGCTCTACTGCATAATCTTCCTTAGTTCTCTTTTTTATTAAATTACCTAAGTGATGTTTTCCACGAAAGTGATCCCAGGCTCTATTTCCATGACCTTTGCCTACATAGACAGGTAGATTTGTTTTTGGATCAAAGTAAACATAGGTATAAAATTGCTTCATCTTATATTTAGTTCAACGATGAATGGTTAGTGAACCCTGCCCAATTACTGGGTAACGATAGGTCAGAAAGTAGCCTAGGGCGTCCAAACAATGGTCAAGGCCACTATCTTTATCTGGTTTACCATTTTTATATCCTTGCTGCTCAAGTCCCTTTACCAATACTTTGCACTTCTCCAAGTTAACAAAGCATCTAACTTCATCAGCAGCATTTTTAAATAATGCGTTTACAGATGGAACACGCTCCTTAACGATAGATGGATTATTTCCCTTATAGAAGCATTGGAACCCTGCATCCTTTAGTAGAGTAATGCTGCTAACAGATGCATTAGCAGAGGCTGATTTACCGCTACTGTCGGGGTATGCGTACATTACGCGGTTTGGGTATTGCCTCTTTAGTCGTGCAATCATCGTCATAGTGTTCTTCTCAGCAGTAATCTCGTCAATTACATATACCTTACCATTCTCAACCACGTTAATAACTGCACTCATATTCTCAACGTTAAAGTCCATTCCAACGTGCAGTATTGCATTTGCAGGGAAGTCTTTTAGTGTCTTGTTTGTGTTGTTAACTGCTGGGTCAAAGCAATAGTAAACAGCACCTGAGAATGCGTTAACAAACTCACCGTATATCTTAGCTTTCGCTTGCAATGGTGTATAGCGTTTAATCTGATCTTGTATATAGGATGGAGGTAAGAATATATTTTCAGTCGTAGCGACTTGAATTAGCTTATGCTGTGGAGTTGCATTTTCTACGAATAGGTGATGCACTGCATGAAAGCCCTCAGGCGTTGTGGTGCAAAATGTTTGCCTTAGTGTTGCCTTTGGGTCTCTGCATCTATCGTTGAGCGCATTCCAGCAGGCTAATGCTTCCTCTTTGTTTGGTATAGTGTCAAACTCATCAATAAACGCGAATGACACGTTATAACCAACTAATGTTCTACGCCAGTTTTCAGCAGACACTAACCATAGCTTCTGTTGTCCACTTCCTAAATCAAATGTATAAAACGCTGGGCTGTTTCTACCACCACCGTTATAGGTATATTTAATACCTAATTCTTTGCAGGTGTTATCCATCTCTGAGGTAAAGATGGACAACTGTGGTCCTGTTGGCTCGCAGCCTATAGCACTGCACCCTTTATTGATTTGAAATAGATGTAATACCTTATAGCAGGCTGCTTTTGTTTTGCCAGAGCCTAACCCAGCTACTAATGCAAGGTATCTACTATCGTCGTGAACAAACTTTGCTTGGTAAGGTAATAGCTTTACTTGTTGTATTTTATTCTTCTGAGTTGTCATTCGTATCGTTATCGTTGTTATTCTCTATTGCTATATCACCTTGCACTGCCGCAGCGATAATCTTTTGCTGCTCATCATCACTAAATGCTTCAAAACTAAACTCAGATGCTACGTTTTCTACTTGCACCTTAACTGTACGTGTTGCTGGTGCCCATGCCTCTAACGTTTTCAAATCGTCACGGATAATCTTTATCTTTAGTCCAGCACTTGTTTCTGCGTCATTAAGTATTGCGTCCTTCATTTCAACACGAGATATTTCATACTCTGCACGAGCAAGGTCTAATGCCTCTCTTACTTTGTAAACACCTGTTGGGTATTCATAATCACATAGTTGTTGGAACTGTGCAAGTGTTATGCCTAAACGTGTTGCAATACTTTTGTCGCTAATTCCACGGCTTGCTAAATCACATAAGGTGACAAACCAAGAGGCATCTTCTTTTGCATTTGCCTTCTTTTTTGGTGGGTTAGTAGCAGTGTATTCCGTATCTTTTAAGTGTTTAGACATAGTAGTTCCAATAGATCATATTTATTTAGTGTCAAAAATCCGTGATACGGAATCTGGCTAAATATCTGCATCAACAAGGAACTCTAATGATGGAAATTGACTCAGTAACATTATGGACAGCCGCTGGTTCAATAGGAACGTTAGCTGCAATCGCAGGGGCTATTGTTGGAGCTATAAGGAAAAGTGACATGACTGGATATCATGAACGAGTTACTGAAGTAGACTCAAAAGTAAATGCCTTATCTAATGTAGTGTCTGAAAAGGCGCATAAAGACGAAGTTAGACGTATTGAGGCTCGCTTTGAGAAAGATATTACTGACTTACGCACAGATCAGAAAATAGGATTCTCAGAAGTTCGTAATGATATTAAAGATATGCGATCTGACTTAATGGATGCATTAAGAGCACACGAAATCGGGGATAGAAAAAGAAGGCACGACGACGAATGAACGTAGTCAAACACATACTCACAGGAATTGACGGTGAAACATACGATCCGTCACGTGTGCTATGGACTATTGGTGTTTTGTTTTTTCTTGTTTGTGAGACTATTACTGTTTATAGGAGCGGTGTTTTTGATCTTGTTAACTACAGTATTGCATTTTCCACCTTATTAGCAGGTGGTGCGGTAGGGGTTAAGATTAAGGAAACAACAGAGCCACCCGCTAAGGCATCAATTCAGCCCATCGCTGCAACGAAAGACGTAGAGCAATAGTAGGGCGTATATACAAAGAAAAAGCCGCTCTAAGAGCGGCTTTCTTGTTTTGTGGTTGTTTACTTTAGTCTATTGCTTTCCAACCTCTTGTTTCTATCCAAGTTACTTTTGTATTTGGAAGATTAACAACTGCTGAATATACGCCTACCATATATGCTATGCAATTAGCGGTATATTTTTTGTTTTCAATTGTGTATACAACATCTGTTGATGTATAGAATTCAGTTGTATTTGTCTCATCGTCAACTCGTGTCCCACCATATAGATTGACAGTGTTGGGAGTAAATTTTTTCCCATCAAGTGAGTCACTTATTTTATTAATTAGCAAGTTACTACATGCTTCAGTATTTGATACCAGCATATTAGCAATAAATTTGCTACCACTTGAAGTAACTTTGACTCCAGCGTTTGCACTAACTGCACTAACCATAACTAATGCAGCGATAACCGTTTTAATATTTGCCATTTTCCTAATCCCCATTAAGTTGTTGATATATGTATTATAATTCCACCTTGTGAAATAAGCGAGTCTTTTGGTTATATTGCTTTTTCTGTGAAACTAGCATACTCTTCTTTTGATATGTAGTAATACTCTTTTGGGCGGGATTTTATCCTATTCCAAATAGTTGATATGTTTATATTATTGGCATTTGCAGCTATTGTTGGTGAAGCGTATGGACCAGTATGTGTCATTATTGGTTTTTGTTTTGCTAAGGATAGTTTTGCTTTATGTTCAGCAGATAGAGTTTTTCCTTTTTTGTAGGAATGATTTCTACCTTTATGTTCAGCAGATAGAGTTTTTCCTTTTTTGTAGGAATGATTTCTACCTTTATGTTCAGCAGATAGAGTTTTTCCTTTTTTGTAGGAATGATTTCTACCTTTATGAGATACTGACA